CAAAAGACCCATCAGCTCCAAAGCGTGGCATTTATCTCCCCCTATTTAGTAAGTTTGTCAGAATGCTTGCCGGCTTGCGGTTGAATGTAACCGTAATATAGGAAGTAAAGCTGCCAGGCTGAAGCCCCCAATCCACCTGCTCAATGCGGTACAGGCCGCTCAAGCCAAGCTCAGCGCAGGTGATGTCAACCCACTGCCCAGGCTTCCAGCCCTCAACTAGGGCAAAGGTTGATGCACCAGTTTGCGCATAGCCGCTGTTATAGCCATATTGGTTAAAGGATTGCGTGCCTCGCCCGCGTACGGTGAATGAGCCACTAAGGATGGGCTTGTGCCGCTCTAGGAAAAAGGCGGTAGCTACGCGCCCAACCTCAGCCTGCACATTGCTGCTGCGCGTTGGCGCTTCAATCACATCGTCAAAGCGTGGTGAGAGCGGGCGCAGCGTATAGCCGCTGTCAATGTAGTTGAGCACCTTGGTTGCCGCTGGCTCATTGGTGACTGAGGATGCGATAACCAGCGCCTCTTTTGTGGTGCGATAATCCCAGTCAAGCACAAGGTTATCAACAAAAATAGTGGCTGCCGCAGTGGTTGTGTTGGGGTTTTGCGTGCCGCTCGTAATAATCTTGTATGGAGCGGTGGCATAAGTGGGCACAGCGGTTGGGTCAGTCAGCAAGTAATTGAGCCGCCCTGCAGTATCAACATAGTAGCGGCGCTCTTTTGAATCCATACCGCTGTATGTTTCAACGATTGAATCAAGCGCCGCCCGCAGGGTACCTGCAGGAAATGCAATGCCGGCTTGGTTTGGCTTTGTGCTGCCAACAATCTTGCTGGTGTTTGTGGTTTTGAGCAGTCTGTTTAGCGTGTAGTCATCGTTTTTATTTGCAGAAACCACGCCCAGCATCTTGGTAACGGCTGATGTTTCGGTTTCGTTGCCGTTGATTCCAATGCTGGATTGCCCAGCGCCAGATGCTGGGGTTACTGTCCTTGAGCCTACGGGCTCCATTCTGATATACGCGCCTGGCGTGCTAAATGTGCCCCAGGTTGTCACCCTCGCCCTTGCCAGTGTAACGGTAATTGATGCTGTGCCTGATGACTGCACAGAGTCACCGCTAAACACTTGTGAGTCAATTAGGCGCTCTAAGGTGTCATTAGTATTTTTAACGCCTACCACCTTAATAGTTTCCCCGCCTTTCAAGCCGTGCGCCTCAGCAAGTGTGAGCTTCACCTGATTGGCTGAGCGTGCGCTTGCTCGCTGCGCAGCAGTAATGTCAATTTCACTAACGCCGCTGCTGTTAGTGCCAGTCTGATTGAAGGTAAAGGTGGTTGGTGTTGGCACGGTTGCAATCGTGAAGTTTCCGTTAAAGGATGTTCCAGAGCCGCCAAGCACATTGGTGATGGTTACAGACATACCAACAGAATAATTGTGATTTGAAACAGTGCGGATTGTAGTGACATTGCTCGTGCGCGTTACGCCATTTCTAGCCTCGCTGGCAATGCCCTTGGCACTTACCGGCTTGCCAAATACCACCAAGCGGTCAAGCGCGGAATTGACATCAGCGAGCGTAATGCTGGCCATCGTGCCTTGCCCAGAGCCGCTGAGCTGCGCATTAACGCTGGATAGGGTACCCAAAAAGAGCACATCGGTTCCGTCAGTGGCTGGAGCGGTGCCCGTATCTTTTTGGATGAGCCGCACGCGTGCCTCATCAGGGGTAAGCAGCCACCACGGCCCTGCGGTTGGCGTGTCATCCTGCAACACCATAAAGCTCATTGTTGCTCCTGCCCCGTCACCTGATGCTGCCATTTGCACTGAGCCTGTTGGCACATAGAGTGCAGAATTACGGGCGGTACCGCTGTAATTAATCAGTGGGTTGAGCACATCCTGCGAGAGCGCCGCAATGTAGCTGCCGTCAGAGTCAGTTACGGTTGCAGTACCAGCAGAGCCTGAGCTGGTGAAGGTAAAGGTGGTGCCACTTGGGGTGGTGGCAACCGTCCACGCTGAATTCATTGAAGTGCCGGCGCTGCCCGTGATTCCCTCAAGCGCGATAACCGCACCTGGCACAAGGCTATGGGTTGAAGCCGTGGTTACGGTTACGGTGCTGCCAGAGCGTACCGCGCTTGCAACAGCAGGGCAATCAATCCAAAGCTGGTATGGCGCAACGGCTGGCATTTATGGGTATAGCCGTGAGTTGCCGCTATTCTGCGCCTGCCGCCCAAGGTAGCTATCGGTGCTCTGCGCAATGGTCTTGCCGTCAAGATTTACCTGAAGGTTGGCAGTGAATCCACTGCCTGTGTTTGCGCCCAGACCAAACACATTTGAGCCGGCTGCAGCGTCTTGTGCCGTTTTAATCTTTGCCTGAGATTCAGCGGCACCCACCTTTGTGAGTGCGTCAACCACCTTGGTGATGTTATCCACCAGCCAAATCAGCGCGTCAAAAAATGGCTTGGCAATGGCAAAGGCTGCCTCAATCGCCTTGCCCATCAGCTTGAATGCGCCAGCAAGCGCACCATCACCGTCACCCCATAGGGCAGCGATAAGGTCACCAACCTTGGTAAACAGGATACCTAGCGATTCACCAGCCGCCTCCATTTCTGGCTTAAAGTTTTCCACCACCTCGCCAACAACCTTGCTGACTGAATCAAACAGCCCGCCAGGCGCGCTCAGGTTTCCAATAACCTCAGCCATCTTATCGCCAAGGAATCCAAGCCCTTCCTCAACTCCAGGAAGCACATTTGTGGTGAGGAAATCAAGCCCGTCATTAACAATGGGCAGCAACTTTGCGCCCATATTTTCCATTGCCTCATTCAGCCTGATTTGCGCAGCCTCAAACTTTACTGCTGTGCTGTTGGCAATCTCATCTGCAACACCTGCATACTTTTCGCTGGCTGCGCGCAAAATATCCTGCTTGCTTGCGCCCTTCTCAACCTCAATGCCAAGGCTTGCAATTCCCCTTGTGCTGCCCTGTGATGCCTTGCCAAGCGCCATCATCACCGTGCCAATATCCTTGCCGGTTGCAGCAGCAATGTCTGCCGCAATCGCGTTGGCTTTTAGCAGTTGGTTTTGCTTGGTAAAGAATCGGCTGCCTACCTCAAGCCCAGCCCGCACATCGTCATCAGTCATCCCAAGGCGCTGGAACGCCTTAATCTGCGCCTCAATCTTTGGGTTGAGCTTATCCATCTCAAAGCCGCGTGCCTTTAGGGCGGCATTGAGCCTAATGGTGGCTTTCTCATCCTCTGCCGCGCTCTTGATTGCAGCAATTGCCAGCGTTGCAAGGGCGGCTGCAGCAGCTGCCGCACCGGCAACAATCGTGCGGAATGCAACGCCAGCGGCACCGCGTAGGCGGCCCATACTCTTGCCAATCTTGCCCATCACCGCGCTGGCGGCATCCTTGGCAATGATTGCAAATACTGCGGTGCTAGTTGCGCTTGCCATTTAGTATTTAACCAGCCTTCCAATCATACCGAAAAAGTCTTTGGCGGTGGTGCCCATCCCTGCGAGCTGCCCACCACGCCTGAACTGCAAAATCCTACCCCTGAACACATCGTTATTGTAAAAGGCTTCCACAGTATTGTGGAATGCATCAACCGCCTTTTGCTCATTGGTCTGATTATCTACCGCCTTATTGACAAACTTATTGGCGGTAATTGGCTTGACTGCAAACACGCCCTTTTTGGTGACGCGCTTGCCGCTAGTGCCCTTCACGATAATCCACCTATACCAGGGGTTTTTCTTTGAGCCCCTACCACTAAAGAGCGAGCCCACCACCGCGCTTGGCTTGGCGTAGCGTCCAGCCTTTGCCTTTACGCCGGCTGCAAGGTTTCCCGTTTTGCCACGCGGGGCAAGTGCCTTAATCGGCTTTGAGTAGGTACGGGCGGCATTCACCGTAGCCATAGACATTAAGCGCCTATAGGCAGTGGGGTTTGAGCCCTCCAAAAAGCCAAGCTCATAGGCTCTAAACTTCGGGTCAACCTTAAGCGTAAAGTTAATGCCGCCTTCAGCCACGCGGGTATTTCTCCTTTGGTTGCAGGTCTGCCATCAGCATAAAAGTGCGCAGCAAATCGCCAGCCTCCCAATCCATCACCTCGTGAGGCGCAACGCCAAACTCTTTGCCCACTAGGTGCGCCATCAGGATAGGGTGCGGCTGGATTGCGCGGCCTGCAGCTAGGCGCTGCGCATCCAGCCTCAGCGAGGGGGGAGGGCTGCTACCCCTGCGCTCCACTGCTCAATGGTTGCGCTCAGCGCGTCCATTGGGCAATCAAGCACTGATGCTGCGGCTTCGCCGTCAGTGTTGAGATAATTGTGCTTGACTATCAGTGACTCAATCGCCTTAAGGCTGCGTGCCGCATCGCCGCTTTGCAGCTCAATCAGCACGCGGGCGCTCACGCCCTCAGCCTTCATTGTTGCTGTCCAGCCCTCGTAAGGTGCTGGCAGGGTCACTTCAATAGTGCGGTATTGCGGTTTGCTCTGTGCCATTTAACCCCTCCCTCTGCCCAGCCTTACGGCAGGGCGCTCAAATCGCTATTCACAATAATCTGCAGGCTCTTGGCGCTCGTAGCGTCATACACCAGCGTGCCGGTCACGGCCATCACGGTTAGCCCGTCCTCACTCCCTGACATTGGCTGCACCTCTGTAGGTACCACCATTGCAAGAATATGAGCGCTATAGTTTCCTGAGCTCCACGATAGCCTCACGCCTACAGGCGTGGCTGCCTGGTATGCGTCATACCAAGTGCTTACTGCATTTGCCGTGCTGCTCACGGTCATCGTAAGCGTACCCGTGAATGGGTTGCTTTCCGAATGCGTAGAGAACGATGTGGTGCCCGCCAAATATGCCTGCTTGGTAATACCAGCGTTGAACTCAAGCGAGAAATCAAGCAGGTAGGTCAGAGCTGTACCTGAGGCCGTACCTGGAAATACTGTGCCGCTCTGGTAGGCATTCCACAAGCGCCCAGCCATAAACGGGCTGCTTGGCGTGCCGTCAGCAAGCGTTGCGCTGCTCTTGGCAATAGTCTGACCAAAGAGATTGGCGCTAAGATTTGTCAGGCCGCTGCGGTCTGCCGCAATGGTGATTGACTCGGCCAAGCAGTAATCAACCACATACTGCTGCAGTCCATCGGTAGCCACAAGGCTATAGCTCTTTGGGTCATTGGCTGCGGTCATTGAATACGAGTAGTCCCACGCATACGGAGCGGCAGTGCCGCTTGGGGTTACGGTCTTGGTCATTGACAGCCAAATTGGCAGCTCGCCAACGCTGACTGCTGGAACCGTTGCGCTCATCGTTGGCTCAACGCTAACGATTGTGCCGGTGGTTGCAATGAGTGGGTTGCGGAGTGCAACGCTGCGCTCTGCCCCAAGCTCAATGGTGGTGTTAGGTGCAAGCACTCCCGTAGGGCTCACAAGTAGCTTTCTGCCACCGCTCGTAAGCGTTGGCACTACACCTGGAGTTGCCTCACTGAAGGCCACCAGTTTGCTAAAAATCACATTACCGGCGCTCGCTGCAGGCATCAGTCAAACTCCTTATCATCAGCCGCTAGTGCGGCAATCTTATTTACAGGCTTGGCAACGCCCGCCTTAATCCACGCTTGTGCGATTGTAGCAGGCACGCTGATTGTAGAGCCGTCCAGCGGCAAGCCGCCTACAAACTCTCCACGAGGAAGCGAGCCTTCAACATATTGCACTTCAATCTGCTCTGGGCTTTCGGCTACCTTACGCGGTGGCATTAATCGCCTCCACGCTTGACACCTCTACGGTGGCTGTCACGGTTAGGTAATCCATCTCATTCCATTGGTCATTGCCAATGCTGGTGCCCGTCACGCTGGCTTGCGCCACCGCGTCAGGTCCGTTAAGCGTTACCCCGTCAATGCGTCAATCACGCA